CATATTCATTTGATAAATCATCTGATATTTTATTATCATACCAATCTATCGCCTTCTCAATATCTTCATGAACTATTGTACCAAGTCTTAAAAGTCTCTTACTTCTATCATCACCAGTTGATGTACTTTCGTATCCATTTATTGAATACCAATGCTTTTTAAAGCAATGACCAGCTGCTGATGCTCTATAGTATTTATTTGGATTCTTCTTCTTATAATTTAATTTATTTATTGATTCTTTTTCTGTGAGATAATCGTTGTATATCTCTTTAAGGTCTAACTTCAATAATATCTTCCTTTCGAGTGATTGAATTTAAGAAATACTGCTCAAAATATCAAGATGATTCTACCAACTTACCAGTATGAATAGCTCCATATTTATTTTTTAATTGTTGTTTTACTCTTTCATCAAACTTTAAGCGACAATTATCTAACACTAATACTAATCTTCCACCTTCAGCATAGGCATCAATAATTTTATCTGGATACTTATCTTTTATTTCTTTTGCTGATATATTATTAAGTCTATATCTCTGAGGTTCTTTGCGTTTATTCGCTTTCTTCATCATCATCTTCCTTCCAATTAGCTTGTTCATGTATTCCATATAAAGGGAATGCTTTTAATAAAAATTCCATATCAGCTCTATTGCTTGGCTCAGCTCTCATTACATCATCATCTATTTCATATGTTTCTAAAACACCATTAGCAATAGTTAATGCTTGTGATATAATATACTGTCCACGAATAGAATTAGCAAACTCTAAAGCATCCTCACTATTAATTATTCTTTTACCTTTAACTTTCATTGTCTTTACTCCAAGCTTCTTTTAATTTACTATAATCACGCATTATTGCAACCCACTGTTCTTTACTTAAATCAGTAAGTTCTCTTGCTTTTGGGTCGAACATATTATATAACCCATCTTGCCGAACTTCTTCAAACTCATTAAACTCTTCTATTGTTATTTGTACTGACATTATACATAAGCTCCTCTCATAATTGGCATTTCTAATTTCTCTCCTGATGCTATATATCCAAGTCTTGGACACTCACCTTTAACCATACCACCATGCTTTGCTATCATCATTGATACTACTTCAGCTGGTACATACGGATAGACATCATAAGTTGGTCTTTCACTCCTTGGATTTTCTTGCCATTTTGCAATAAGTTCTTCATCTTCATTAGGATATCCTACTTCTACTGATGTATAAATAACATATAACCCACTAACCTTTGGTGAACAGTAGTGAAATTCAGATGCTTGTATTGATACTTTAAATCCATCAGCACATATTACATTATCTCTAGTTGTTTGAGGTTCTATCATTGGTAACATCCTCTCTGTTCCATATATTGAACACATTGACTCTTCATTATTGAAAAATATAGAACGCGGCTTGTCATTCTACCATTAGCATCTACAAACATTACACACCATATTCCATCTTTTGTTGAAAATTCTAAACTCATACTATCCTCCGAGGTTAATTATTAATTACGACTATTTAATTGTTTCCAAGCAATATCCATATAACTGTAGCAGTTCCCATTATGAGAATAGTGCTAAAGAGTACAAAGAATGTTGCTTCAATTACAGTTTTTGTTATTTTATTCATTAGGAATACCCTTATTGTATTGAATTACTGAGTTCTGAAGATAGTATTTTGAACCCTTTTCAGGTTTTATTATGTATTTCTCCAATGCTTTGTATAATATTTGTTCATGGTCTGATACAACGGATTTATTATTAACATATAAAGTTCTAAATTCTCTGTCTGACCTTACTGGTGCTCTATAAGAGCTAAATGATTTAATAGTATCTAAATCTATTGATATCCATTCATCTTTATTTCTTTTAATCCATATTAAGTTCATCTTTATTACTCCTTTTATTAATGATTCTATGATTAAATATTTTAGGGAGACAGAACGATAGAGCTCGCATAATTATCTATCCTTTTGCATTGCACAATGACTTCGAGCAGTGCCTCCCTAAACACTTTGGCACCCAAGTTCGCTCCTCAGAACGTCAATCGTTAAATTGATATGTGAGTCTGAATGCCAATTAAATCTTGTTGTGGTATTACTCAAATAATCTATCAGTTCTCCATACTTTACCCCATCCAAATCTACCAGTGCGATTATATGCATAGTCCATATCAAGAACATCAATCATTATCCAATCAATTAATCCATTGTACCATGAACACGTATAAATAAAATGATGAACACCTTTTCTTGTGCCATCTGGGTTCTGTCCATCTTCAGGGCCTATCCATTTATAATAATCTTGATGACGATATTTATGTGATAATCTTTCGATAAGTTGCTTTAACATACTATCTCCTTAATTAATTGTTTTACGACCATGTTATTTAATAATTGTATGATACAAGTAGTTAGAAGGGCTATCAATGTGTGGATACAGCGGCACAATTATGTGTCAATGTCACACTAATAACCCTAATAACCAGTTGATTCAGCTACTCTTGCTGCTGTTTCCAATTGCGAGCATAGCGGCGATAGAACAAAGGTAAGCTATTGCTTACCCTTAGTTATCAACTTAGACTCTATACCATCTAATCTCTTAGCTAAGCCTTCGTAAGCTTGTTCTGATAGAGTATCCTTAGCATCAACTTCTACTTCTTTAGCTGGAGCTGCTTGATTCTGTAGCTGAGCCAGCATGAGTAATGTACCCATGTCTAATCCACCTTGAGCTAATCCAGCGAAAGCGTTCATGTCTTTTACAATACTACTAGGGTAGACAGTTCTACCTTTCCTAGATGATACTGCAAAGTTATGTGTTAATGTAGCCATCGCTACTGCTTTATTCTCAGCGTCACTAAACAATGGCTTCTGATTGGCCATCTGCTCTGTTATCAACTTCAGTATGTCCATACTATCTCCTTTACTTTAATTAATCAATCATATAACACTCAATTAAAATCAAAAATAACTAAAATCATAAAACACGAATCTCATTAATGAGGTGTACATATCAATAAAACACCCCATTTCATTTTGTAAAATATTTCTTGACAACACATGGTCAAATACTGTAGGTTGAGTCACCCCCCTTATTAAATAATAGAGCGCTTATAGATATTATATATAAAGGGGTTAATAATAGGGTTATAATGGCTAGTAGAATAAGTTGGATAGAGGCTATTCCAGAAGATGCTCGTGAAGAGTTAATTCATGACTTGTCTGAAAACAAGCAATCAGACTTAGTGCCATTACAAATCAACGATAATGTATATTGGATTCCAATGGAAGTGAATATGTTAATCACAGCATTAGAGGAGCAAGAGGTACAAGACTTAGACCCTCTTCAGAATTAGGTGGAATACCAGAAAATAAAAGGCAAGCGTCATTATATATATGATGATATAGATGAGTTCTATGATGACTATCCTAATAAGGTTCCTATAGAGAATTGGCGTGATGGTAAACAGGATGAATGGGTGTGGAGTGATGATAAGAGAATTGTACAGTTATTAAAGGTCAGTACGATAAAGCATCCTCAAGACAGGAAGAATTATAAATGGTCTAAAGGGTGGTTAAGAACTATTGTAGGTACGTTTCTTATCAGGGATAATACAGTTATGGATACTGATTTCAACAAACATCCTAACAGATATACATTCAGCACTAAAATTAAGAACACATCGTCTAGAGTAAAAGAGCGTGAGAACTTAACTAAAAATGAGCGTATATTCTCCGTGAACGTAGCAGGTGGTATGGGGGCTGTTAAGTCTTATATGGAGGCTTATGAAGAAACCAACCCTGATAAGGCTAGAAAGAAAGCTATTGTATTATTAAAGCAGGAAAGAATTATGCAAGAAGTAGAAAGAAGTGTACTCGAAGTTTCTAAGACATTAGGTCTTGACCATGAGTATGTATTACGAAAGCTAAAATTATTGGCAGACCATAGTGAAGATGATAATATCATTTTACAGTCAACCAAGGAGATAGGTAAGATTATAGGAACGACTGGAGTTACGGTCAAACAAAAGGAAGTTGGCGTATTTGGGGTTTTTCAGGGATTTAGTCCTGAGCAACTCGAAAATATAGAAAGGCAAAAACTAGGAGATGGAAATACAAATAGACAAATTGACGTTGAGTCAGACGATTGAAGCCTTGAAAAAGACTTCTGAAGGTTTAACACAACTAGAAGTAGAGTACCCAGATAATTATATTATCAGGAAGATTATGACAATGAAACATCTTGTTGACCATCTCGATGCAAACGAATTAGTAATTGATGAAGCAGATTATTATAAAAATTAACGTGCCGTATGCTTTAAGTACTACGACCGTTTCATATAAACATATGGTGTTCTACAAAAAATGATAGCTACAAAAAGGAAGATGAAAAGGAACGAGTTAATAAAAAGGGTACAAACTTTAGAGTATGTACTATCTAATGTAATTAATAACGCTAGAAGTTTAGAATTAGTTATAGATTATTATGTTGAGATGAATGGTGATGTTAAGAAATTTGAAAAGTTTTTAGATAAGAAACAAGAAGATGGAAACAGCACCAAATCTGAATCTAAATAATGTTACAAAAGCTGAAGAAGTATTTGAACTAGCTAGTAAAGATTTAATATCTTTTGGAAAACTGTTCTTACCCGATGACTTCATGCGGAGTGAAACGCCCCCTTTCCACTATGAAGTAGCAGACAACATAGATGACCCTAAAGTAAAGCAACTCGCTATAATCCTCCCTCGAGGTCATGGGAAGACAGTTTTAACCAAGGCTTCAATACTAAAAGATTTCTTATTCTGTCCTAAAGATGATATGCTTTTTTATGCGTGGGTATCAGCTACTCAAAAGTTATCAGTAGGTAATATGGATTATATTAAATATCACCTTGAGTTTAATGATAAAATAAAGTATTATTTTGGGATGACTAAAGGGAACAAATGGACAGAAGAAGATATAGAATTATCAAATGGATGTAAGTTAATTAGTAAATCAAATGTTTCAGGTATTCGTGGTGGAGCTAAATTACATAAAAGATATGACTTAATAATATTGGATGATTTTGAACATGAAGCAAATACAATCACAAGAGACGCCAGAGACAAGAACGCTACTCTCGTCACTGCTGTTGTCTATCCCGCTTTGGAGCCTCATACTGGCCGGTTGCGTGTTAATGGTACTCCAGTTCATCACGATTCTTTTATTAACAATTTACTTATTAATTATAGTAGGGCTAAGAAGGCTAAAGCTGATTTTGCATGGAAAATAATAACATACAAAGCGATTACAAAAAAC